GATGGAGATACTTTCCCGACTTTGACTGACAACGGTAGTGGCTCAAACAATGGAACGATGACTAATATGACAAGTGGTGACATAGTAACTGATGTACCATAAACAACAAAAAAACGAATTAAAATGGCAGTAACAAACGGATGGGGACAAGCAGCAGTAAATAATACCATTGACTATGGCAAAGGTAAAACTACGGCTACAAACGATTGGGGCAAAATATACGATTCAAGCGCAAGTGGTGACACAAGTTTAGGAACTGCAACGACATTTCCAAATACCCAGAGTCTATTGCTAGATGGAGTGGATGACTTTGTAGATTGTGGCAACCCTTCAAGTTTACAAATTACAGGTGAGCTATCTATTTCAGCTTGGTTTAAAACAACGTACTCAGGTGACACTCAAATGATAGTTGGTAAGGATGCTATTACAGGCACTAATAAAAGGGCTTATATGTTATTTTGGAGTACCTCAACAAATACCATAAGATTTATGGTTTGGAAGTCGGGCAATTCAACTCAATCCGTAGCGTCTACATCTACAGTTACCGATGGGAATTGGCATCACGTACTCGGAGTGAATGATGGGTCTGATTTAAAAATATACATTGACGGAGCACTAGAGGGAACGACTATTGGGGGTGGTGGAACTATACAAAATGGTACACCCGACTTTTATATAGGTAGAAGAACAGGATTAGGCGCAAACTATAAAGCGTTTTGGCAAGGTCATATTGACGAGGTTGCCGTTTGGAATAGTGACCAAAGTTCTAATATTGCGTCTATATATTCAAGTTCAGGTGCAGTTGATTTAAGTAGCTTAAACCCTGTTTCTTGGTGGCGATGTGGCGATGGCGATACTTCACCAACCTTAACTGATAACGGTTCAGGAAGTAACAATGGAACAATGACAAACTTTACGGCATTTTCAACAGATGTACCAACTTAAATAAAATAAAATATGAAAAAAGCAGCAGAAACATACGCAATAATTAACATAGCAGATTTATCAAACATCGACTTTTCACAAGTTGGTGAAACATCTGAAAACACGATAAGAAAATCTTTAGACGAATCGCAGTTTGTAATCAAGTACAATGCAGTACCTACCTTTATAACTGATGGCACTATTACACCAGCAGAAACTTTAAGTCATTCAGAGGCACTTACTTTGATGGCAACTGAAGCGTGGAGCGAACCGATAGAAATAGAATAATGAGACACACAAACATACTTGCAGTATTATATTTTGTTAGTGGTTACTTTGCTGCTATAACAATGCTATTTAGTGCGCAATTACACTTACAAGCCTTTGCAGTTTTCTTTGTAATTTACTTAACTTATATGCTTGTAGAGCAACTTGAACAATGAAAGAACAACTACTTTTGCTAATAACTAAAACTAAACTATATTCAATGCAACTATTAACCGTTGTTAGCAGCTTCTTTTTGCCTATTTATGGCATATTAATTTTAATCTTTTTTTGTATTGTATTTGATACGATCACAGGAATTTGGAAAGCCAAAAAGACGAAAACACCTGTTACAAGCCGTAGACTATCGGCAATCATTTCTAAGATCTTATTGTACGAAGCAACCGTAATGCTTTTTTATTTAATGGACTTTTACTTACTAAACGATATTGTAATGACGTTTTTTAGTATTGAGTTACTAACTACTAAGATATTGGCTTTAGTTCTTGTTTCTGTAGAATTAATTTCTATAAACGAAAACTACAAAGCGGTAAAAGGCATTGACTTGTGGGCTTCACTTAAAAACTTATTTGCACGTGCAAAAGAAGTTACAAGCGACTTTAAAAACATTAATGAGAAAAATAAATAAAATTATTGTTCATTGTACTGCTACGCCAGAAGGAAGGCACCACGATGTAGCAGACATTAGAAGATGGCATTTAGCACGTGGCTTTAACGACATCGGCTACCATTTCCTCGTTCATAATGATGGCTTTATAGAGGTTGGAAGACCGATTGCAAAGAGGGGCGCCCACACGGCTTATCAAAATAAAGGCAGCATCGGTATTTGTTATGTAGGCGGTATGACTAAAGATATGAAGCACCCAAAAGACACAAGAACGGATGCGCAAAAAAATGCTTTAATTGAATTAATGCACCAACTAATGTATGAATACAATAAAGATATGACTATACACGGTCACAACGAATTCGCTAACAAAGCTTGTCCGTGTTTTGATGTAAAAACAGAATATGCGATTATTTAGTTTATTTTTGATATTAGCGCTTTATTCGTGTTCAGCTAAGTATCACTATAGGAAAGCACTTAAAAAGGGCTTAGAAGTGCTTAAAACAAGCGACACGATAAGAATTAGCACAATAGATTCTATTCCTATAATAAAACACGACACAATAGTTTATCAAAAGTTCTTTAGTTCAAAAGATACGGTAGTAATGTATAAGAATGTTTTTGTACCTCAAACACGTTTAGAAACACGAATAGAATACAAGCTAAAGCGTGACACTTTAAAAATGATCACCAGGGTAGAAGTACACAGAGCAAAAGCAGATGCCAAAATAAACAAGAAGCCAAACTATTGGGGTATGTTAATTTTTGTTGCTTGTGTTTTTCTTGTAGGGTTGTTTGGCACTAAGTTGCTAAAGAAATACTTATGACAAATAAGAGGTATAGATTAACACCAGACGAAGCAGAAATACTATTCAAATACAGAGGGTTAAAAGAAGCTGCACAAGAAGCTGGTGTAGGTGTAGAAAGTGTTAAGCACGGATGGCTTAAAACTAAACAAGCAAGTTTATTTTTTAAGAACCCACTACATAAAGACGAAGCAGAAAACAAGCTTGAAGAATTAAGCAAAAAACTTGTAGAAGACTTAAAAGAGTTTGCACCAAACTTTCCAAAGTTAGTGCGACAAGAAAAGCAAAAAGAGTATTTACTTGTAATTGATCCAGCAGATATACACATAGGTAAACTTGCAGATTCATTTGAAACAGGCGAAGACTATAACAATCAAATAGCAGTTAAACGAGTAAAAGATGGTGTACAAGGCATCTTAAACAAAGCCAAAGGGTTTCCAATAGAAAAGATTTTGTTTATAGGTGGCAACGATATTCTTCACATAGATACACCAACAAGAAACACAACAGGAGGCACACCACAAGACACGGATGGAATGTGGTATAGTAATTTCTTAATAGCTAAACAACTATATGTAGATATTCTTATGCAGCTTATTTCAGTAGCAGACGTTCACTTTACGTTCAATCCAAGTAACCACGACTACCAAACAGGATTCTTTTTAGCAGACGTTATAAAAACGTATTTCAGAAATTGCGAAAACATAAGCTTCGATTGTTCAATAGCACATCGTAAAGGCTATAAATACGGAAAGAACTTAATAGGAACTACACACGGAGATGGCGCTAAACATCAAGATTTGCCGTTGTTAATGGCACAAGAATTTCCGATTGAATGGAGTGAAACACGTTATAGATACGTTTACACACACCACGTTCACCATAAAACAAGTAAAGACTACATCGGAGTAACCGTTGAAAGTTTACGATCACCAAGCGGCACAGATTCTTGGCACCACAAAAAAGGCTATCAACACGCACCTAAAGCAGTTGAAGGCTTTATACATCACAAAGAAAACGGACAAGTAGCCAGATTAACACATTTATTTTAATACTTAACTTGTTGTTTTATAGCACGTTATGAAATAATTGTAACTTTTTTTGTTGAAAAGTAGTATAATATTGTTAATTAATAGAAAATTATTGTTAGATTTGTTTATACAAAATTAGCACTTATGAAAACACGAATGGAAAAATTACAAATTTTAGTAGGACTTGAAGAAGGTATACAATCTTTTAAAGACCGAATAGAACTAAAGCACGATAGTATTAACGGTTGTGGTGGTATGTTTAAAGAACTACGCGACAAATACTTTGATGACATACACACATACAAGTTGTGTATTAAACGATTAGAACAACGGTTTAGTAAAGTAAGAAAAACACTTAAATAAATAGATTATGAACAATCAAGAAAGAAAAGAAGCAAAAAGAGAATTGATTACAAGTGCTATTTTTATATGGTCGTGCTTTATTGGTTATTATTTAATTATGAAAATTATTACGCTATGAGTAAAGAAATTAGAAAACGATTACAAGACATAAATACGTTTATGAGTACAACTACAAACGAAACGTACTTTGTGGGAAAAGACGAACAAGGCGAAGAATTTAATATTGTATTTAACACTGTAGAATTGTTAGAGTGGCTTGATATTGATTATATGAAAGACGCAACCAAGAAATACATTGAAAATTTATAAGCTATGAGTTACGAAATACAAATAGATCATAAAGACGATGACATTGTAAGCTTTACAATAAACGATACACCGTGCCAAGTAGAAATAGAAGTAGAAATAGGTTCTGAGCAATATCCAGTAAGCTACAATAGTTTTACAGACGATATAACTTATGCAGAAAGCGATACAATTTACTATCACGTTAAATGCGAAACTTTGCTTTGTGCTGGGATAGTTTACTATAACGACAAAGATATTTGCACGGCTTTAGAACAACAATTAAATATAGTATGAAACACAGTAAATGGATGCAGTACAATAAGAAATGGTATTATGTAAGCTTTGGAACTGTTAAAAACGGCAAGGGTTGTTTAGGACATAAAAACGAACCTTACTACAACACAGAAGCCGAAATGCTATCTTGTGCAATTTACAACTACAAAACTTTAAGCAAAGACGAAAAAATAATTTATAACAAAAACAAATAAACAATGAGTATAAGCAATCCAATTTTTGAGTATTATCGAAAACAACAAGCGAAGATTCAAGAAGCAAAGCAGCTACTTGAAAAAAACGGATTTACCGTAGATGAAAAAGACAAAGCAATTAACCAAGAAATACACCGACTAAAAAGCCAACTTACAGGCAACGTGTCAGAAGACGTAAACACGAATAAAGATATCGCAAGATTAAACCGAATTAAATTACAAGGCGAATGATGACAATGGAAGCACTTAAATTAGAGTTCTGGGATAGTTTCAACGAAGAACTATATTGCAATTACTTAATACAAAAAGACGAAAGAATGAACACTTATAAAATACTATACAAATATTACAAAGGCAGCGACACAAGCGCTGAAATGTGCCACGCTATTAAATACGTTCAAGCAGATGATAGGCAAGAAGCAATTAAAGCTTTTGGCTTATGGGAAAAGTTGATCATAAGCATCAAAAAAGTATGAAGAAATGTTTTGAATATATTTACACGCTTATAATCAATCTACTTTATGGAAGACTTAATTAGAAAAGTGAAACATCACATACGAAAAGACGAACTAAAATCTAAATGTAGAAAGCCTTACTATACACACCGAAGAATGTACTTGTTTAATCTTTTGAGAAACGCTGGTGTAACTTATAGCCGCATAGCTGAATTATTCGATTTAAACCACGCTACAGTTATGCACGGTATAAAACGCTATGAAAACCTTAAACAAACGGCAGACGCGTTCTTATTGCTTGACATAGCCGATTACGATAACAAGTTTCAACTACATAAACACGAATACAATTTGAAACGTGATATTTTAAAAGCTACTACAATAAGAGATTTAGAAATTATAAAAGGAAGAACAGAAAAACAATTATATAAAGAATTAATATGAAACAATTTAAACTATTTAACAATAGGTCCAATACTGATAATGTAAAAAAATACACAAGTAAGATAAAGGCGCCCATCTATGAGCCAAAAAACACAAAGCCACACACACTTGAACTGTGCGACACTACAAAAATGTATAGATTAATTCAAAAAATAAACGCCGCTAACATAACAAAAGAAGAAAAGAAGTTTTTAAAGTTTGCGGCACAACGGCACAACGTATTTAATTATTCAAAAATAGCCGATTATTACGCACATAGTAGTAAAGAAATGCAGCAATTAATGGAGCATAGTGCTTTAGTTATTATTGACTTTGAAAAGGCAATACAGTACGGCTACGCCAAGCTATCTGAACAAATGACACAACAATATTTAAACGAACAAGATGAGGAATAAAGACTTTGCGGTATTTATTTTATCACACGGTAGGCCAAATAATGTTATTACTTACAACACATTAAAAAAACACAACTACACAGGTAAAATATTTATTATAATAGATAACGAAGATAAAAAGGCAAATCAATATTACGATAAATATGACGATCAAGTAATAATGTTTAATAAAAAAGAAATAGCATCTAAAACTGATCAAGGTGACAACTTTAATGATTTGAGAACTACGACACACGCAAGAAATGCAATATTTGAAGCCGCAGAAAAATTGAACATAAAGTATTTTATACAACTTGATGACGATTATAATAATTTTCGGTATCGTTATATGAAAGATGAATACACAACAAAAGGGTCTGTAAAAAATCTTGATGTATTTTTGGATATACTGATAGATTTTTATAAGTCAATAGATTGCAAAAGCGTATCTATGGCACAAGGTGGCGATTTTATTGGTGGTGAAAGTTGCGGTATGATTAGTAATTATATAAATATGTCAAGAAAATGTATGAATAGTTTTATATGTTCAACCGACAGAAAATTTCAATTTGTAAGCAGACTAAATGAAGATGTTAATACTTATTTGTCATTAGGTGCAAAAGGCAATCTTTTTTTAACTATACCACATATTGCTTTAGAGCAGAAAGCAACACAAGCGACCGCAGGTGGTATGACCGAAACATATATTGATAACGGCACATACCAAAAAAGTTTTTTTAGTGTAATGTACTGCCCAAGTTTTGCAAAAGTTGCTTTGATGGGTTTTACTACGCAAAGATTACATCATAGTATTAAATGGGCTAATGCAGTCCCAAAAATCATTAGTGAAAAACACAAAAAGTAAATAATAAATAATAAAATAAAAATGGAAGAAAGAAAACAACACCCACAATTTGAAGATAAATTTGTAGTAGAATCAAGATACTATGGTAGTGAATTGAACAAAATAGCTGCTGCTAAATGCAGAAAAGACATAGTAATTAATAATATTGATTTAATTATAAACGACTACAAATCAAACAAAATTAGAATAATTGAAAGTAAACATAGTAAAGAACAATTATCTACAGGTCAAAGATTGTTATTAAGAGATTTGTCAAAAAAACACAAAATAGACACATACGTTGTTTATGGTAATTTTCCACACGATAATGTTATTTTATACAGTTTTCAAAGCGAAAAAGAATATATTTTAGATCAAAACTTGTTAATAGAGTTTTTAGATAACAAAACACAATTTATTTAATATATTTGTAAAGTTGGTAGGACAATCGAATTTTTTTAAGTGTGACGTTAGTAGCAGCCTCCTACCCTGTGAAAGCGTTACACTTTTTTTATACCTTAATTTATGGCAGAAAACAAGAAAAGCTTTTTATTGTATTGTGATTTAATACACACCGTACAAAAGTTAAACGATGATCAAGCTGGAAAGCTATTTAAACACGTTTTAGAGTATGTAAACGACTTAAACCCAGAAACAGAAGACATACTACTACAGGTTTGTTTTGAGCCAATTAAACAAAACTTAAAGCGTGATTTAAAAACTTACGAAAAGATGTGCAAAAAACGTAGTGATGCTGGTAAGAAAGGTATGGCAAAACGATGGAAAAAAGATAACAAAGATAACAAGTGTTATAAACCGATAACAAAAATAACCGATAATGATAATGATAATGATAATGATAATGATAATGAGAAAGATATATATAGAAGCTTCGCTCATTTGTCTATGTCAGTTAGTGAATTTAAAAATTTAGAAGTAAATTACACTAAACAACAAATTGATGGTGTTTGTGATGCTATTCAGAACTTTAAGAAAAACACGAATTATAAAAGCTTATATTTAACTGCTAAAAATTGGCTAAAGAAAGAACAAACAAAAAAAGAAGTAGAAACAAGTAAAGGATTCAAAGCACCGTGGGATTGAAAGGATATAAAGTAACTGAAACAAAAGATATTATTGGCAAGATATACAAGCACCGAGATAACTACAATCAAAAAGGCAAGTATTTAGGTTGGCGAAGTTTAGATGAGTTTTATTCTATGCAATTAGGCAACTGCACCGATTGGACAGGTTTTCCGATGAGTGGCAAAACACAAGTATTGATGGAGTGCCTACTAAATACAAGTAAGTTCTACGGTTGGAAACATCTTGTATATTTTCCAGATGTAGGTAACAACGTAGAAATAGTTGCTGATCTTATTCACAAGCTTACAGGTAAAAGCTTTAACCCTTTAGAAAAAAACGTAATTAAAGAGCGTGAAATAACAAATAGTTTAGATTGGATATTTGAACACTTTAAAATACTAACTAAAGAAGATGTAAAAGCGAAGATGACACCGTTTGAGTTTTATGATTATGCAGTTGAACTTAAACAAAAACACGGATTAGAAACTGCAAGTATAGATAGCTGGAAAGATTTAAGCCATCCTTACCACGAATACGGCGGCTATGCACAATATTTAGAAGTTATATTGCCATATAGAAACCAAATAGCAGAAGACCACGAACTACACTTGCACACAATTATACACCCAAAGCTTACAGAAAAAGTAAACGGCAAAAGAAGCGTACCTTCACCATATGATTTAAAAGGTGGTTCGGAGTGGTTTAATAGTGGCAAGTGTATGATCACGGTACACCGTGAAGATTTAAGCTACAATTTAGCAACGATTAACTTTAACAAGATTAAGCCACGTTCAGTTGGTAACATAGGGCAATTAGAATTATGGTTTGATAGGGAAAAGTTTTTATATTACGAACAAGAAAACCCAGCACCGAATATTTACAACAAGATATACGCACAAGAAAAACACGAATAAATGGAAAGTATAGATTTACTAAAAGCAAAAATAAACTTACAAACTACAATTATAAAGTTTACAAGTAGTATTGAAGAATTACAAAAGAAGCATCCAGAACGACACGACTTAATTAATTCGATGCTTGAAAGTTTAGAAGATGTAGCAGAATTTCAATCCGTGTTTATGCAGTTAGAAGAAGAATTCATTTTAGAGTGCAAAACTAATTTACGTTTACAGATGCAAATAAGCGAACAGAAACACGAAATAGATAAATTAAATATTTTAGTAGAAAACTTAAAAAAAGGTTTATGATCAATTTGTACAAAGGTGATTGCTTAGAGGTTATGAAGCAAATTGAAAGTCAAAGTATTGACGCTATAATTACAGACCCACCATACGGAACAACCGCTTGTAAATGGGATAGTGTGATACCCTTCGAGCCTCTGTGGGAACAGCTTAACAGAATTATAAAACCGAATGGCGCTATTGTTCTTTTTGGGAGCGAGCCTTTTAGTAGTGCGTTAAGAATGAGTAATATTAAGAATTATAAGTATGATTGGATATGGAATAAAGTAAATGCAGTTAATTTTGTAAATGCAAAAATACAACCTTTAAGACAAAATGAAAACATAAGTGTATTTTATAAAAAACAATGCTTGTATAATCCTATTATGGTCAAAAGAAATAAAAAAAACATAAGACACACTAAAAGAAAAAATGGTACAGGCAATATGGAAGTTTATGGTTTATCAAAAAATATAGATTTTAATGGTTCAAGAAAATACGCATACCCAAAAAACATACTTACTTATAATAAAAGAAGTAAGGAACTTCATCCTTCTAAAATATTACATCCTACACAAAAACCTGTAGCCTTAATGGAGTATCTAATTAAAACATACACTAATGAAGATGAAACAGTATTAGATTTCACAATGGGTAGCGGTAGTACAATGGTAGCCTGTCAGAATACAAACAGAAATGGAATAGGAATTGAACAAGACGATCATTATTTTAAAATAGCAAAAAAACGAATTGAAGAAAATAAATATAAATTATTCTAAATGCCAATATGTAAAAACTGCAAAGAAAAGTTTGAAGCTAAACACTTTAACCAAAAATACTGCTTTAAAAGTGAGTGTGTTCGTGTTTGGGTGGAATCGGCAAAAGTAAAGAATTGGAAGAAAGAAAAGAAACGACTAAAAGACGAATTAGAAACGGTGCAAAGCTTAACTAAAAAAGCACAAACATACTTTAACGCATACATAAGAGAACGCGATAAGCATAAACCTTGTGTAAGTTGTAATAAGCCATTAGGTACAAAGTTCGATGCTGGTCACTACTTTAGTACAAGCCACAAGAACGTAACTTTTGATGAGAATAATGTTCACGGTCAATGCGTAGCCTGTAACCAACACAAACACGGAAACCTACTAAACTATCAAATAGGAATAGAAAAACGAATAGGTGGCGAAGAACTAATAAAACTGCACGAACAAGCACACAAGATAAGAAAGTTCACACGTGAAGAACTAAAAGAAATAATAGAATTGTATAAACAAAAAAAGAAGTTATTGAATAAAAAGTAGTATATTTGTATACACATTTAAAAAATACATTATGAAAAACACACTAATTGAAAGACTGAATATCATTCAGCAAGAACTAAAAGCACCAAAGAATCAATTTAACAAGTTTGGCAATTACAAGTACAGAAGTTGTGAAGATATTATGGAAGCCGTTAAGCCGTTATTAAATGGTTTAGTATTGAACTTAACCGATGAAGTAAAAGAAGCAGCTGGTAAAATGTACGTTGAATCTACTGCTATGATAACCGATGGCAACAAAGTACAAGCAGTAAAAGCACAGGCTGGAATTGACCCAAACCGTAAAGGTATGGAC